CGCGGCGCCGCAGTTCCTCCTGCAGGCCAACGTCGGCGGCGCGCGTTACTGGTTGTACGCCACGGACGACAAGCAGTTTGCCGTGTCGAACGCCTCGGGCACCTCGGTGCACACGGACATCTCGCACGCGACCGCGCGCGCTGGCGCCGTGAATGCCTGGTCGGGCTGCGTGTTCGGCGGCGTCCCTGTGCTCAACGCCGGTGACGGCAAGGCGCCGATGTACTGGGACCAGAACCTGACCCACAAGTTCCTCGACCTGCCCGCGTGGCCGGCCGCGACGTCGTGCAAGGTGCTGCGCCAGTACAAGAACATGCTGGTCGCGCTCGACATCACCAAGGCATCGGCGCGCATGCCCTTCATGGTGAAGTGGTCGAGCCTGGCCGTGCCGGGCGCGCTGCCCTCTACCTGGGACGAAGCCGACGCCACGCAGGACGCCGGCGAATTCGACCTGGCCGAGGGGCAGGATCCGATCGTGGACGGCCTGGGACTGAAGGACAGCTTCGTCGTCTACAAGGAATCGAGCACCTACGCGATCGACTACATCGGCGGCCAGTTCATCCTGAAGCCGAGGAAGGTCTCCGGCATGAGCGGTTTGCTGAACATGAACTGCGCCGTCGAGTTCGAGGCCGGCTTCGGCGCCATGCACTTCGCGGTGACCGGCTCGGACATCGTGATGCACGACGGCTTCTCGGCCAAGTCGGTGCTGGACAAGAAGGCGCGCCGCTACTTCTTCCAGAACATCGACGTCGCCAACAAGGGCAAGGTCTTCGTCTTCAAGAACACTTTCCTGAACGAGATCCTGGTGGCCTATCCGTCGATCGACGCCACCTGGTGCGACACGGCGCTGGTCTACAACTACGTCGACGGCACGGTCACCTTCCGCAGCCTGCCGAACGTGACGCACGCGGCCTACGGCCCGGTCGACAACTCGCTGGCCGGCAACTGGGAGCAGGACTCGGCGCCCTGGGATACCGACCTGACTGCGTGGAATGGGCCGGACTACACGCCGGACACCGCGCGCGTGATGATGGGCAGCGCCGACAGCAAACTGTTCCTGCTCGACGCCTCGGCCAGCTTTGACGGCGCGCTGCCGGACGCCTGGATCGAGCGCCGCGGCCTATCGTTCGACGCGCCGGAGCGGATCAAGCTGGTTTCCGGGATCCGGCCGCGCGTCACCGGAAACCGCGGCGGCACCGTGATCGTTCGACTGGGCGCCGCCGACTCGCCGGACGGTGAGCCGACCTGGGCGGCGCCAATGACGTTTGTGATCGGCAGCACGCTTAAGCTCGACCGCTTCATCTCGGGCCGCTACCTCGCGGTGCGCTTCGAGACCGGCACCGCTTACACCTGGCGCCTCGACGGCTTCTCGATCGACGTGGCCGACGCGGGGGAATTCTGATGCGGCCGACCAGCAGCAGTACGATCAGCTACCAGCCCGGCGATCCGCCGGCTGACCCGGCGCAGATGCAGCGCTACCTGCGCGAGGAACTCATGCGGATCAAGGCGATGTTCGACGCCCTGGCTGCCGGCCACCTGGACAAAACATACGCGCCGCCCGCGAAGCCGCGTGACGGCGATACACGTTATGCCGACGGAACACTGTGGAATCCGGGTAGCGGTGCGGGCTTTTACTACTTCAATGGGGCGATATGGAAACTCCTCGGCTAACCCTGGAGCGCACGCGCGATATGAACCTGGTGCGCGAGATCCTGGCACACCCGGCCATCTGGCCGCACATCCACGAAGACGGCACCGAGGAGCCGGATCCGCTCGACCACGACGGCTTCCATTGGCTGTTGGTGTCGGACGGCGCGCCGGCGGGCGTGTTCCTTGCGCACGCCCGCGGCAGCGCCTGCTGGGAGGTGCATACCTGCCTTCTCCCCCGCATCTGGGGCGCTGGCGCCGCGGGAGCCGCCCGGCTGCTGCTGGAACACCTGTTCACAGCGGTAGGGTGCCTGAAGGTCGTCACCAACGTGCCCGCGTACAACCGGCCGGCGCTGCGCTTCGCGAAGGCGAGCGGCATGCAGGTCGAGGGAATAAACAGAGCCAGCTTCCTCCGCAATGGGGTGCTGGAAGATCAAATCATGCTTGGAATCACACGGAAGGAGTGGACATGCCAGCAGCAATCCCAGCAATCGCCGCAGTAGGTGGAGCGCTCATCTCGTCCAATGGCGCGAAGAAGGCAGCGCAGACGCAGGCCGATGCCATTGCGCAAGCCAACAAACAGGATCCGCGTATCGAGCAGATCCTGTACGGCGACAACAACAACGGCCTGCTCGACCGTTTCTATCGCCAGATGGACGCGCCGCGCTCTGCCGCTGCAAACCAGTACGCCAGCGACAGTGGCAACTACTTGAGCCAGTTTGGCGGTGCCGACATGGGCGCGGCGCGCGACGCCGCCTACAAGGCAATGTTCGGGAACTCCGCCCCGATGGCGCAGGCGGCCCAGATGACCAGTGCCCAGGCGCAGGGTGCGCAGGCACAGGCAGCCGGCGCAGGACTGAACTCGTACGCTGTAGGGAATATGGTGCAAGCGCCGAACCAGAACAACCTCGATCTGTCGGGCGCCTACGACCGCTTCATCAACGGTACGCCCGGGGCAAATCCCTACCTCGACCAGTCGATCAGCGGCGCAATCGCGCAGAACCGCCTGAGATTCCAGCAGCTGCAAGACGACAGCACGAAAAACCTGATGCAGTCCATCCTGCCTTCGATTCGCAGCAATTCGGTGCTGGCCGGCCAGTACGGCGGGTCGCGCCAAGGCATCGCCGAGGGCAACGCGATCGGCACCCAGCAAACGGAGCTGGCGCGGGCTGCTGCCCAGTTCGGCCAGAACGCCACGAACGCGGCTGTGAATGCGAAGGCCGGTGCTTACGAATCCGACTCCAACCGCGCGCTGTCGGCGACGCAGGGCCTGGGCGCGCAGCAGTACGGCGTGGCCCAACAGAACGCGCAGACCAAGAACCAGGCCGAGTTTATGAACGTCGGGAACATGTACGACCTCGGCAAGTTCAACGCTGGCCTGCAGCAGCAGACCAATTTGACGAACGCCAACAACGCGCAGCAGAACACCCAGTTCAACGCTGGCCTCCAGCAGCAGGCCGGCCAGTACAACGCGGGCTTGCAACAGCAAACGAACCTGGCCAACCAAGGCGCCCAGCTGTCCACCAACGCGCAGAACAACGCGGGCCTGCTGTCGGGCGCTGGTCTGCTGTCGGGTCTGACCGGGCAGGCGGCTTCGACCGTCAACGCCTCGGACAACTACGACCTGAACCGTATGCAGCAGGTGAATGGCTTGCTGGCACCCTACCTGTCACGCAACCCGACTGGCCAGGTTGCGCCGGCTGCCAACACGGGCGCGGCAGCACTGGGTGGTGGACTGGCTGGCCTGTCGCTGGGCAACTCGCTGGCCGGCATGTTCGGCGGTGGCCAGAGTAGCCAGTTCCAAGGCGAGAAAGCGGGCGGCTTCGGAGACCTGAGCAGCCTGTTCGGCAAAAACTCGTTTTTCTAAGGAGCCAACATGGCAGGACTACTCGACATCTTCAACAACATGAGCCCTGAGCAGAACCAGGGGCTTCTGGCGGCCGCCGCCAACATCCTGCAGCAGTCCAGCCCGGGGCGCCCTTTCACGCTCGGGCAGGCCATGGGCACCGGCATCAGCGCGTACCAGGGCTCGATGGAACACCAGCGCGCACGCCAGCTGGCCGAGCAGGAAGCGCAGCAGGTGGCCGAGCTGCGCGGCTACGCCATCAAGGACAAGCGTAGTGACTACGAGGCGCAGGAGATGGCGCGCGCTCGGGAGGCAAAAATTGCTGAGCGCCTTGCTGGACTATCAGCCCCTGGTGCCGCGCCAGTGCCGCAAATGATGGCCTCAGCAATGCCTGGCGGCGATGGCTCGCCGAAGATCGGCGGACCTGGCTGGCTGCAGGCCTACCAACAGCAGAATGGCCTTCAGCTGCCCCAGGCGCCCGGCGCCGGAAAACCGGTCAACCAGACCGAGGCCTACGTGCAGCGCCTACTGGCAGAGGCACAGATTCGCATGGAGGAGCGTGACACGGTGGGTGCAAGCAAGCTCTACGAGCAGGTGGCAAAACTGCGCCCAGAGTTTGATACGACGCCACGAACCGCAAATGGTCCGGATGGCAAGCCGTTCCAGTACATCGTTGGTAAGCGCGGCGAAATCCAACGCCTGGACGGAATGCTACCGCGTGAGGAGTTGAAGCTGGCAAACCTGAACGACCGCGATGTGGCCTACAACCCGTACGAAGTCACCCCGGGACAAACCTTCCAGCGCGGCGTGTCGCCGGACACCCGGGCGAACAATGCGGTGACGATGCGCGGCCAGAACATGGCCGATGCCCGCGCCCGCGAGCTGAATTCACTGACCCGCGAGGGACAGCAGTCCCTGATCATCAACGACCCAGTGCAGGGTCCGATGCTGGTCAACAAAGGCACCGGCCAGGCGCGCCAGGTCATGATGAACGGCCAGGCGGTACCGGGCGAGAGCATGGCGAAGCGCGCGGCAGCGGCGAAGAACCTGATGCCACTGATCGGCCAGGCCGAAAAGCTCATCGACGGCGCGACCGGCTCGTATTACGGAGCGGCGGTCGACCAAGGCGCCCGCCTCTTCGGTGCTGCTACCGGCGGCGCGCAGAACATCGCTCAGCTGCGCGTCCTGGAAGGCAACATCATGATGGCGCAGCCGCGGATGGAAGGCCCGCAGTCGAACATGGACGTAGAGCTGTATCGCCAGATGGCGGCGCAGATCGGCGACCCGACCGTGCCGAACGCGACGAAGAAAGCCGCGCTCAGCACGCTGCGCACGCTCTACGAGAAATACGATTCCGGGAAGCCTGCCGCGCCAACGGCTGGCGGCCGCGTGCCGTCCGACATCGGGGCATTGCTCGATAAATATGGAGGCTACTGATGCCAACGATGGATGAGTTGTACACCGCGCTTCGCAACGCTGACGCGGCCGGCGACACCGAGGCCGCTCGCAAACTGGCGGCCCACATCAAGACGGTGCAGGTGCAAGCCGCGCCGGCGCCGCGCCAGAAGCAGTTCGGCGAAGACCTGAACGACGCGATCGCCGACACGCCCCGCCAGCTCGGCCTGACCGCGCGCCACGGGATCGAGGGCCTGGGAGAGCTGTTCGACAACTTCGTCGGCAACCCTGTGCGCACGCTGGCCGCGCCGATCTTCGGCAACGCACCGCGCGCACGCACCGGCGCGGCGATCGCGGACATGGTGGGGCTGCCGCAGCCGCAGACCGCTACCGAGCGCATCGTGGGCGACGCCACTCGCCTGGTGGCCGGCGGCGCTGGCATGCTCGGCGTGGCGTCGAAGGCCGGCCAGCTCACCAGCGGGACCACCCAGGCCGTCTCCCGCATGATGGCGGCCAAGCCGGCGCAGCAGCTCGTGTCGGCTGCGGCGGCCGGCACCGCCGGCGGCTACACGCGCGAGACCGGTGGCGGCGACGGCGCCCAGCTGCTGGCCTCGCTGGTCGCGGGTGTCGGCGCGCCCCTGGCAATGAGCGGCGCCCAGCGCGCGGCCAGCGCCGCCATGCGCCGCATGCAACCCGCCGCACCGACTCCGCAGCAGGCCCAGCAGATCAACATCACGATCAACAATGCGCTGCAGCAGTCCGGCATCACGCTCGACCAGCTACCCGCTCAAGTGCAGCAGAGCATCCGCAATGACGTGGCCGCGGCCTTCCGGACCAGCGACCAGGTGTCACCCGACGCTATACGCCGGCTGGCCGACTACCGGCTCACTGGGCTGACGCCGACGGCTGCCGGCCTGACGTTGGACCCGGCGATCGTCACCCAGCAGAAGAATCTCGCAAGCTTGGGCATGAACCTCAAGGACAAGACCGCGCAGTTCCTCGGCCAGACCGAGAACCGCAACAACCAGCTGCTCAAGCAGGGCCTGAACAACCTGGGCGCCGGCACGGCTGACGATGCCTATGCGGGCGGACAGCGCGTCATCGGTGCCCTCGAGCGCCGGGATGAGCGGGCGCGCGATGTCATCGGCCGGCTGTACGACCGGGCGCGGGACTCACAGGGCCGCAGCGCTGCACTCGACCCGCGGGCCTTCACCCAGCGCGCTGGCGACCTGCTGCATGAAGCAAACGTCGAGAGCTTCCTGACGCCGGACATCCGGAACAAGCTCAACGGCTTCGCTGACGGCTCGATCCCGCTGACGGTCGAGATTGCCGAGCAGTTCAAGACCAACATTGGACGACTGCAACGCAACGCGGCTGACGGCAACGTACGCTTCGCCCTGGGTGCTGTTCGCCAGGCGCTGGACGAGACCCCGCTCCTCGCCGCCTCGCCGAGTGGTTCGGGTCTTCCGGCGCTGGCCGGGCCGCAGAACCTCGGTCAGAACGCGATCAACGCTTTCAACAAGGCGCGCCGCGTGAACCGGGCCTACATGCAGATTGTGGAGAGCACGCCCGCGCTGCAGGCTGTCCGCGACGGGATCGAGCCCGACAAGTTCGTGCAGCAGTTCATCGTCGGCACTGGCAAGGACGCCAGTGTGATGAGCGTGGCCCAACTGAAGAATTCGATCAAAGCCAACCCGGTGGCCATGAACACGGTGCGCGAGCAGATTCTAGGACACCTGAAGAGCAGAGCCTTGGGCGACCAGGCCGACGAGGTGGGCAACTTCAGCAGTTCCGCCTACACCAAGGCGCTCGACGCGATCGGGGAAAGGAAGCTCCGCCTGTTCTTCCAACCGCAGGAAGTCGACCAGATGAAGGCGCTGGCGCGCGTGTCGCGGTACGAACAGTTCCAGCCAACCGGTAGCAAGGTAAATAACTCGCATACGGCAGGTGCGGCTGGCGGGCACATGGCGCGCGTGCTGGC